GAGGAGGTGATCGAGGGGAAGGTCACCGTCAGGTCGCCAGACGGGAAGAAAATCGAGAGCACCCAGATCCCCGACGCGTACAAGTCCCCGTTCGCGGGGAGGGAGTTCATCAGCGGAACTCAGGTCGCGGAGTTTTTGTGCAAGAAGAACGACGAGGAGAGAGGCCGGATCATCACGACGACCGCCCCTCTGGGAGAGCGGGACTTCGAGTACATGGTGGCGTCGATCGCGAACGAAGCCCAGAAGGCCATGGACCGAGGCGTCGGGCACATCTTCTACTCCCCTGAAGAGCAGAAGAAGCAGCTCGACTCGTATGCCAAGGTTCAGCCACTGATCTTCGGCGGCAAGACCGCGTCGGGCGTGGATCTCGATCCTGAAACGACGAGATTCATGTGGAACGCCATGATCGCCATCACGTCCGTCGGCGCAACCCCTCGGGAAAACGTCACCCGAACAGACCAGATCCTCACCCCGATCTTCAACGACAGCGACCCGGCGAACACCAGGATTCCTCACCCACGCGTCGCGATGTCTGGCACGGCTGGCCCTGGAATTGTCAGGTCGATGGCCCGGATGCAGAAGATTGTCGACAAACTCGGCGAAGGCGATCAGGCAGTCGGCTGGAAGAAAATGGCTGAGCTGTTCGATGGGCCTCCCATGCGGGCCGGGGACCTGACCAAGTTCTTCAACAAGCTCGGGATTGAAGGCAAGTGGGCTCCCTCTGGAACGGCTGTCGACGACATCGTTCCCAGGTTCTCTGTGTTTGGCCCGAAGGTCGGAGCGTATTTCGCCAACAACCGTGGAACCGAAGAGAACGGCGGCTGGGACTTCGTGACCGCCGACTTGTGGTGGAGCCGCACGTGGGGCCGCGCGTCTGGCGAGGTCATGCAGCAGCAAAGCCTTTCCCTTGCCTCCGACCACGGCAAGGCCCTTGACAAGATGGTCAAGAAAATCAAGGACGAGGAACTCGGAAGCGTCGACCGCGAGACGTTTACGGCAGACGCCAAGCACATGGCGAAGACGGGAACCATCCCGGCCTCCATCGAGGCCTGGGCAGAGGAGAAGCTCAAGGCGTACAGCGGCATGGGCTTCAAGGCTCCGACGGATCGCGAGACGAACATGTATCGCCTCGCGAAAGTCATTTGCGCAAACACGGTCTCGACGATCGCTGCCCCGAAGGGCGCTCGCATGCGAACGAACATGGGCGCTGTCGCTCGCGAGGTTTCAAAGCGGGTGGGAATCCCTGTCGCGTTTGTGCAGGACGTCCTCTGGCAGAACGAGCAAGACATGTGGGGGACCCTCGGCGCGAGGACCACGACCGCACCAGGCGTTCCTTCCATCTTGTCGACGAGAGTCGAGCAGATCGTCTCGGGAGAGATTCGCCGGAGAAAGCCGTGGGAGACGAGCGGGCAGATCGATGATGAGGAGGATCGTTCGTCGAACAACCTCGACGACGAGTACGGCCGACAGGATTTCGGTGCCATCGAACAGCTCTTGTTCGAGGCTGACATGGCCGAGGTCTCGGACGATGACTTCGTCAACGCGTTCCTGGAGACGATGACCGTCGACTCCGACAAGGAGTCCCGCTCCGCATGCGAGAAGCAGGCCGACGGCAAGTTCGCCACCGGCAACGACTGCGCCGCCGGCGACGGCCTGCCGATCGATCGCACGTGGAAGAAGTCCGACGATCAGCTTGTGTGGGACTCCGAATCGCTGTCGTCGTCACCACCGGCGAAGTCTCTGGCCTCCGCCCGAGCGGTCCTGATCCCGGCCGGCAGGACGCTAGGCAAGTCTCTTCGCATCCTCGGCGTTTCCATGGATGACGTCGTCAAGGTCGGGGGATCCAGCGGACCAGACAGCGATGTCGTGATCGGCCACGGCGACATGAAGAACCTGATGAACCTGGTGGACGGCGAAGGAGAAGTCGAAAGCGAACCAAGCGGCATGGTGACGATTCTCGGAAAGAGAGACGTCATGGGAATCAAGAGCGCTGTTTCAGCGGGCGTAACGATCTGGCGGGACGCAGAGGACGAAGACAAGCTCAAGGTCTTCTACGAGTTCATCGGAGTCAGCCCCGAGGCCCAAGAGAAGGCGTCGATCGCCGTCGGCCGAGGCATGATGAAGGGCGTCGTCGATAGCATCACGAGCGCTGCCAAGATGGGCGCCGATGAGGTGACGATGTTCGCGGCCGGCAACGAGAGGCACAAGGAGTTCAAGGGCTATCGGATTTGGCCGCGAGTCGGCTTCGACGGCGTGATCCCCAGGAACCTGATCACGCACACGTGGACCCTCCAGCGTGGCTTCTTCAACTCCTACGGATCCGAGATCCCCCGGGAGGCCCTGTCGCCTCAGGCGAAGAAGGAGATCGCTTCCGGCAAGCTCACGATCCAGGCCCTCTACGAAACCCCGGCCGGCCAGAAGTGGTGGGAGAGCCACGGCGGCCCGATGGAAATGAAGTTCAAGCCCGGAGAAAAGTCGAGCCCCGGGTGGAAGCGATTCGTCAAGTATCGCGATCGCCTGTCGAGCCGGTCGCTCGACGATCTGTGGCAAGTCTTCTGCGGCGACAGCGATCTGGAGAGGAGGGCGTTCTGCCCGACCGGCGAAGGCGGCGGGGAGGATAACTCGTGCCCGCCGAGCGACAAGGGAGAGTCGAAGCCGAGCGACGACAGCAAGGAGCAGACGCCTGGCAAAGACTCATGGGCTAGAGGCTTTGCCAAGAAAGCCTTCAGGGGCGACGACGTGTCGAAAGTCTTGAGCCCATACGTCGCCAACCACGTCGGCATCCTCGAAATCGATGAACCGGTCAAGATCAAGGCCCTTGCCGACCGGTACAAGATGACCATCGACGAGGTGGTGCTGGCCTGTGGATTCCCGGGGAAGTCCGTGGCTGCGGCCGGAGAAGCTCCTGGCCGGATCAGGATTGTCAGGTCGATGGACGACACGATTTTGATCAACTGGGACACGAGGGACGGAAGCGAGGCGTCCAGGGAACTCTTCCTCGACGGCAAGGGCAACCTGGCTCTCAAGATGGAGGGCTTTTTCATCGACGAGAGCGGGCCTCTCAGGGGGAAGGGCATCGCGTTGGATGCATTGGCTCGGTCGCTGTCGAATCGATCCATCCGGACGGCCACCATGGACGGCGGGAGGAGAGACGAGTCAGGCCACATGAATATGATCGGCTACCGGCACTGGCCCAAGTACGGATTCAACGCGTCGATGGAGGCCGTGGCGGCCGTCGTCGCCAAAAAAAGCGTCGAAGTGCCGAAAGAGTTCGAGAAATGCAAGGACCTCCTCGACGTCTACGCCACGCCCGGCGGCCAGAAGTGGTGGGCCGAGAACGGGGACGAGATCAAGCTCGTGTTCGACAACTCCTCGAACAACACCAAGTCCCGTGCTACACTTGACAACGCGATCCGCAAGGCGAGAGACAAGTTTGGAGGCAAATGATGGCACGAGACTCAGATGACGATGACGACATCCTCGACGCGGCGTGGGCAGATATCCCGAGAGACAAGGACGGCTTCATCGACGCGCCCGGGATGCCCGAGGGGATGTACGACGAAGCGGTGAAAGTTTGGGAAAAAAAGGGCGGCAATGAAAAAGACCCAGACGCCCCCAAGGGGAGCGAGGCTGGAGGCGGAGAGAGCGATACGATGGGCGACTGATCGGGGCGTTACTGTCCCGAGAATCGCGATGGACATCGCCGGCGGTTGCGGGCTGACGCTCGCCTCCGTCCGGTCGATGGCCAACTTCTTCGATCGGCATTCTGCCGACGCCGACGACCCCGGCTTCCTCGCGGGCGACCCCGGCTTCCCCTCCCCCGCACGCGTCGCGTGGTCGCTCTACGGCGGCGACACGGCATTTGCCTGGGCAGACCGGGTCGTCCGCACTTCGGGTGCGTCGAGAAAACGCGGTAGGCTCCGAGAAAGGAGCCTCTCCATGGATGGCGAAGTCGAAAGACGATTCATTGGCCCGTTCGACAATGTCGAGTCCCCCGACTTCGACATGCTCACGGTCGAGGAGAGGGCCGACGAACCAGGCGGCCGGCCGAAGACCTACCTTGTCGGGTACGCGGCCGTGTTCGGCCAGGACTCGGTGCTGCTCGGAGATTTCATCGAGAGAATTGAGCCGTCCGCTTTCGAGATCGTAAAGTCTGGAAAGGACAAGCGGGGCAAGCCGCTCGCCACTCGCGGGCTTTTCAACCACGACCCAAACCACCTCCTCGGCCGGTATCCGGTGACGATGCGGATGTGGGTCGACGAGAAGGGGCTCAAGTACGAGATTCTCCTGCCGGAGAGCCGTCGTGACATCGCCGAAAGCGTCCGCCGGGGCGATCTGCGAGGCAGCAGCTTCTCCTTCGTCGTGGCGCCTGGCGGGGAAAAGTGGCACTACGAGAACGGCCAGTCGATCCGGACCGTGACCGCCATCAAGTCGCTCGTGGATTGCGGGCCAGTGACCTACCCGGCGTACGAGGCGTCGAGCGTTGCCGTCGCTCAGCGGAGCCTCCAGGCGTTCAAGAGCCGGGGCGACTCGGGCGAGTCGAGGCGGTCCGCCGTCCGCGCCTCGATCATGGGCGAGGTCAAGAAGTGCCGTGAGCTTCTGGAGTCGCGGGACTGCGGCCGGGGCGAGGGCGGCAAGTTCGGCTCGGGCAACACGTGCCAGGCCGGCGGTGACGACGGGGTCGACAAGAAGGCCTCCGACAAGAACATCGCCACGAAGGCACTCGGGCAGTACAACTCCGGCACCTCGAAAGACGAGAGCGGGATGGACACCCCAGGGGGCACGGGTGGAGCAGCAGTCGGCGCGTTCACGTGGGGAACCATCGGCGCCGGCTTCGGCGCGATCGCGGGTCTGCCTGGCATCGCGGCCGGCTTGATCATCGGAACCGTCGCCGGCGGGCTCGCGGGACGCATCGCCAGCGAGAAGGCTGCCAAGACGTACGACTCCCTGAAGAAGTCAGCCGGAGTCTCTGACGACCAGATCGTCAAGGCCAGCAAGGCGATGAGTCCTACCGGTGGCAGCAAGGGGACCGTCTTCGTCACCGACGACATGGGCGGCATCGGAATCACCGGCGAGAAGAACAGCGAAATCGCCGTGCTCACGTCCGGAAACAAAGGCACCGCGCTCTCTTACTACAACGACAAGAAGTCTGTCGAGCCATCAATTGGAAGGGCAATCTCCGTGGCGAAGACCCTGAACGCCGACATGGTGTCGCTGACCGCGAACAACGGCAACGACGCGAAAGCCTTGGAAAAGGCTGGATTCGAGAAGGTCAGCGACAAGGCCTACGTGAAGACCCTTGGCAAGAAGAGCAAGCGATCCGATCCGCCGATCGCCGAGACCTACGACGGCCTGGTCAATTTCCTCGCCGAGCGACGCGCTGCGGAATGCGGCCAGGACAACGACGGTAGGTTCGGCAAGGGCAACACGTGCGCGGGCGGCGGCGGCGGTGCAAAGATCCCGTCGTCTGGCGGGTCTTCCGACGAGCAGAAGATCGCCGGCTGGATGAAGGCATCAAAGGCGGCTACGTCTTCTGGACTGATGAACGACAAGCAGTTCAATCAGGTGGTCGGGGAGGTAGGCGAGGGCCCGCAGATCGACGTTTCTTACGGCGACGGCGTGATGATTAACTACGAGAAAGGATCGAACTTCTACATCGAGAAGCACGAAGGCGGGTCCAAGGTTTCTCTCTTTCCAGGGAACATGCTGGTAAAGGGTGAAGGCGTCGCAGTGTCTTCCACGGTCAACTCAGGCGACGTGAAGAAGGCGGAAGGCATCGCCGAAGCGGCCGGCGCCTCGGCTGTTCACGTCTACGCAAACGAAGGCGACTCAGAATCCGAGTCGGTCCTCAAGTCCGCTGGATACAAAGAAGCGTCAGGGAAGTATGTCGCGAAGGGCTTAAAGTTTTTCGAGAAGTCCGTGAACTCGACGGGCAAGAGGCATGACGATCTTCTGAACTTCCTCGCCGAGCGACGCGCCGCCGGATGCGGCCAGGACAACGACGGCAAGTTCGGCAAGGGGAACACGTGTGCGGGCGACGGCGGCGGCAACGTCGCCTTCCCGAACAGGCCGGACGCAGCCAAGGCCGGCAGTGCTTTCGGCGGCATTCTCGGGGCAAGCGTCGGCGGAGCCGTCGGTGGCCTGGCCGGTGCGGCAGCCGGAGTGGTCGTCGGCGTCATCGCCGGAGCCTTCGGCGGAGTTCGCGCGGGGGAGCAGGCAGTCAACACGTACCGCTCGCTCAAGAGCAAGTCCGGCCTGACGGACGAGAAGCTCTCCAATCTCGTGAACTCGATCTCGGGCGGCAAGGGCGGCCACGTGATGGTCGTGGACGACCCCCACAGCGACAGCAAGTCGATCTTCGCCATGTCCGCCGACGGGGCGAACGGAGTGACCATCACGCCATCCGGTGACTCCGTGAAGGTGAACGTCTACTCGCCTGGCGACATGACTCCGAAGAAGCTGGACGAGGCCGTCAAGGTTGCAAAGAGCCTCGGCGCCACGATGGCTGCCGTCATGATCGACGACATCGGCGATGACCTCAGCAAGCAATCGTCGATGCTCGAAAATGCCGGATTCATCCGAGCCGGTCGCGGAAGCGACGAGTACATTCGTGCGATTCCAAAGACCAACAAGCGATCTGCCGACTGCGGTCGCGGTGGCAACGGCAGGTTCGACTCAGGAAACAAGTGCGCTGCTGGAGAAGGCGGCGGCGGTGACGACGACGAGCCGACCTCGAAGGGCGGCGGGTCGAAGGCTGAAGGATCCACGCCTGCCTCCGGCGACTCGAAGTACATGGAGTGGAAGAAGGGCGACCACAAGGTTCCGGGGAAGACCGAGAAGGCCCAGTCGTTCATGGACAAGGCCCGCAAGGACCAGACGATCACTGCCGGCAAGGACGGCGGCAAGTCCGACGACGGCGGCGGCGTGCAGACCTGGAGCAAGGGAGACAGCTTCCCGTGGACCGTCAAGCAGGTCGGTGACGTCGATGGCCACATGCAGGGCATCCACCCGGACGGCAGCAAGACCGAGAAGTACAAGTTCTACGGCGGCGACACCAAGGAAGCCTCCAAGAAGCTGGCCGAGGAGATCGCCAAGCGGAAGAAGGCCAAATGACCGACGCGAGGGTGGCATCGCTCCTGTCGTTCTACCAATCGCGATCCGCCGACGACTGCGAGAAGCAGGCCGGGGGAAAGTTCGCGGACGGCAACGACTGCGCGAAGTCCTCCGGCTCCGGCCTCAGCGTTTCCCACTCCGAGTCCAAGGACGCCTTTGGCAAGGAGACGTACCAGCTCGGCGGAGAGTCGCTGAAGAACCATAGGTACTCGATCAAGGACAAGTCCACGGGGGGCACGGCCGATCTGAAGGTCGGTGCTTACACCGACTATTCGGAAGGCAACTTCGATCCCCAGGCAACTGCTGTCACGATCGTCTCGTGGCACGCAACGCCAATGTCGGAGATCGCCGCGCACGGCCTCGTTGCCTCCGACAAGTACAAGGGCAAGGGTTTTGGCAGGGCCGTGATGAAGTCGGCCCTCGAAATCGCAGGTCGACACAACGCAACCGTGCTGTCGATCTTCGCGCCGTCCGACGACAGCCAGGCGGTGATGAAGCACTACTCTGACACCGGCCTGCTGGAGCCGATCAAGTCTTCCAAGGCCGTCTACGGCGACTTCTACACGTCGTTCATCATCAACAAAGCCAAGGCGAAGCAGTTCCTGGACGGCCGGCCCAAGAAAGACTCTCGCTCCGCCGACTGCGGCCGCGACAACGGCGGCCGGTTCGGTCCGAAGAACACGTGCCAGGAGATGGGCGACGAGTTCGAGCCGATGCCTCACGGCGACTGGAAGTCACTCAAGCCTGATCCAGGGTACGTGTACCACGCCACGAGCCAAGAGGCGGCCGGAGACATCACCGAGGGAGGCCTGCTCACGTTCGGCCCGTCGCACGGGACCGATCAGGACACCTGGCCGGACGGCAGCGACAAGGACCGGGCGTACTTCGCCACGAGCCCCGCCACGGCGTACGGCTTCGCGCCCGAGTCCGGCAAGAAGGTCCTGCTTCGCGTCCCCAGGCTCGACTCGATGGAGGACGAGAGCGGGACCGGAGACGTCGTGTCTCACTCTCCCGTCGATGCCTCGAAGCTCGAAGCGTTGGGCTCGGACGGGGCGTGGGTCCCGCTCCGCCGGACGCCGTCGTCGCCGTCGTTCGACAAGTGGTTCGAGGACAGTCAGGTCGTCGACGGTAACGGCCGGCCAAAGATCCTGTTCCACGGGACGGACGCGACGTTCGACGAGTTCGACGCGGGAGAGTTCGGATTCCATTTCGGCGACGAGCAGGCGGCCTCCATGCAGGGAGGATCGTCCATGCCCGTCGTCCTGTCGATCAAGAATCCGCTCCGCCTGAAAGACCTCGGCGTCTGGAACCCAGACCGGGTGCTGAAGGCACTCAGAAAAGAAGCGGACATCCCCAAGGAAGCGATCGCAGAGGCCGAGGCAGAGTCCGACAAGCTGCATGACCAGCTCGTCGACCGCCTGGATGACGACAACGATCTCCACGACGCCAGGAAGGCCCACTACGAGTGGTCTGCACCCGTCCGCGAACTCCTCGACCGTCACGGCTACGACGGCATCGTCTACCAGAACGAGGCCGAGGGCTTCGGCGACTCCTACATCGCGTTTCGCCCCGAGCAGATCAAGTCGGCCGCAGAGAACAGCGGCGACTACGACCCGACGAAGAAGAGCATCAAGCGATCCGCCGACGACTGCGGCCGCGACGAAGGCGGCCGGTTCGGGAAAGGCAACACGTGCCAGGCCCTCCTCGACCAGCTCAGCGACGCCCTCGGCGACCATGAAGCCGAAGGAGGAAAGCTCGTCGGCGGGCTCCGCAACAAGTACGGCGAGCAGACTGACGTCTCCAGAAAGCTCAATCAGATGGGCGTGAAGGAGGAGGCGTTGGCCGACCTGATCAAGCAGATGGGCGGGCAGCCGGCCAAGACCAGGTCGCAGATCGCCAAGCATGTCGTTCACATCGCCGTGGTCTCTCACAAGGGCGAGGACCTCTACCACATCGACCTCGGCTACATGGAGGCCAAGATCTACTCCACGGGCAAGAGCGATCAGGACCTGGAGAAAATCAGGGACGCTGCCGCGAGAACATTCCCGTCGACCTACTTCCGCAAGGGCACCCCATTCGAGATCCACATGCACGACAACGATGACGATTTCAAGGAAGGGAAGTTCACCGACAAATCGTCGCGGTCGCTGGCCCTCCGGATGGAATCCCTCAAGGCTTTTCACGAGTCGCGAAACTGCGGTACCGGACCTGGAGGATTCCAACCGGGTAACACGTGTGCCCACAGCAAGACCGCCGACGTGGCGGCCGGCGCCGCAAAAGGGGCGGCTCTCGGCGCTGGCTCTGCTGTCGTCAGCCTCGCGCCGTACCCGCCCTACGTGGCCAAGGGGGCGGCCATCGGGGCAGTCGTTGGCGCGGCGCAGGGCCTGTCCAACAACCTCACCCGTTCGGGCCGGATCAAGGCCAAGATCTCCGAGATCGGAACGACCGAGAGGAAGGTCGCGTCCATGGTAAAGAAGCTCGGAGGGACGGAGAAGACGAAGGCCGACGTCAAGGGCGACGCCTTGCACATCACCGTCGTGGACTCAAAGGGGCAGAAGACGTTCAACGTCGACATGACCAAGACCAAAATCACCGTCTACCCCCGCAGGGCGACGGGAAAGCTGAGCGATTCCGAGATCTCTCGGGTGAAGTCCATCGCCAAGGCTTCCGTGCCCAAGACCACCGAGATCGTCGTTAAGTCCAACTCGCAGGCCTACGTCGTGAAGCTCATCAAGAGCGGCTTCAAGGTTCTCGCAACCACAGCCGGCGCTCTCGTCGCGGCGTACGTAGCCCCTGTGGCGCTTGACATCGCCGAGGGCGAAATCAAGTACGAGTTGAACCGTCGCAGAAGGGCACGTTGACATGCAGAGCGGCGACAAGTGCCCGAGATGCACCGGAAGAATGCGGACACGCACGAGCAAAAAGTGCGGTGACGAGCAGGTCCGCTATCTCGAATGCCCTCTGTGCGGCAGCCAGGCACGATCGATCGTTCCGTCCGCCGACGTCTGGAGACGATCGGCCGGCGTGAAAAAAAGTTGTATCGTACAAAAATAGTCTCTTCGGGCTGTCGCTTCCTTTTGCATAGGTTGAACGTGTCGCCACAAAGTTGGCTTCACGAATCACAACCGCAAGGAAGCATCTCTCATGGCAGCGTCGAACAAGGTCAAGGCCCTCCTTGATGAGCTGGCGTCGGTCCTCGCCGAAATGGGCGCTATGGGCGACGAGCAGCCGCCCGCAGCCGAGCCCGCCGGCGACGAGTCTCAGATGCCCGAGAACCCTGAGAAGTCGTCGTATGACGAAGGGGCTGAGGAGCCCGACGAAGAGGCCGAGATGCACAAGCAAAAGAAGCTCCGCTGCCTCTGCGAACGTGCCGAGAAGCTCCGCGACAGCATCAAGTTCTACGAGGGCGTCGCCGCCCGCGAGCTGGAGATGCGATCCGTCATCGACAAGGCCGCTCCGGCCTCTGCGTCCAATGCAACCAACACCCAGAAGGAGTCCCGCAGCGTGTCGATCTACCACAATCTCCCGGGAGCCGGTCGGCTCAAGGGCTTCAAGGGCGGCAACGCCGAAGAGCGGGCCTACCGTGCCGGCATGTTCTTCCGAGCCACTCTCGCGGGCGACCAGACGGCCGCCCAGTGGTGCCGTGAACACGGTGTCGCCGGCGTCGAGAGCCGTGCCCTCGGCGAGAATGTCAACTCGCTCGGCGGTGTATTTGTAAATGACGAAATCCTGAACGAAATCATCGTATTAGTGGAGCAATACGGCGCCTTCCCGGCCGCCGCTCGCAACGTGAACATGGCGTCCGACACGCTCATCGTTCCTCGCCGCGTCGGTGGGCTCCAGGCCTACTTCGTCGGTGAAAACACGGCGATCCCCGATTCCGACGCCACCTGGGACCGCGTGCAGCTCGTGGCCAAGAAGGTCGCCGTCTCGAACCGGATGTCGAGCGAGATCCTCGAAGACGCCTCTGTTATTAACCTCGGAGACTATCTGGCAACAGAGACGGCCCGCGCCATTGCGATACTCGTAGACCGTTGCGGCTTCGTCGGAAACGGCAGCGGAAGCGACGGATCGATCGTCGGCGCTGCGACCAAGCTCAATGACGGCCAGCACAACCAGTCTCTCGTGACGGCCGCAGCCGGCCACGTGAGCCTGGAAACGCTGACCATCGACGACTTCATCGCTGCGGCTGGCCGAGTCCCCCTCTTCGCCCGTGCCAACGCTCAGTGGTACTGCTCGCCTGCGGCCTACTCGTCCGCTGTCCAGCGGCTCGGGCTGTCGAGCAATGTCGGCACCATGGCCGGCGGCAACACCCAGGACAACCTGACCCAGGCTCCGGAGCTTCGGCTGCTCGGATACAAGGTCAACTTCGTGCACACGATGAACAACACCCTCGGGACCGATCCCGGCCAGATCAAGTTCATCCTGGGCGACATGTCGCTCTCCTCGATGTACGCCACTCGGCGTGGCCTCCAGCTCCGTACGTCGGTCGACCGCTACGCGGAACTCGACCAGACGCTGCTCGTGGCGTCGACCCGGTTCGATTGCGTGACTCACGACTGCGGCAGCAACACCGTTGCCGGCCCGATCGTCGGTCTCCGCACGGCCCTTGCCTGATCCTGAGTCTGGATACACCACACACCCCCCCTGGAGTAGATAGAAGTGAATCACCTCGAAGGCACGAAGTCGGCCACCAAGATCACCGCGAGCGTCGCCACCAACGCGACCCACTCGCACGAGATCGACACCCTCGGGTTTGAGTACCTGTCGGTCGACGTGGCGATCTCCCCGTTCGCCACGGTCACCGCCTCGTACGCGAATGTCCTGAAGCTCCAGCAGAGCGACACCGCCGGCTCCGGCCAGGCGGACGTCAGCGGCATGGCGGCTGTCATCGGGGCCGGCTCGACCACGGGGGCCAACGTCGGCGCCGTGGCTCGGTTCAACCTCGACCTCAAGGGCGTCCGTCGGTACGTGACGGTCGTCTGCACGCCTGGCGGGACCGCCGCCGTTGCTGTCGCCTCGTCCGCTCGGCTCGCCCGGGGCGTCGAGATGCCGATCACGGCCAGCGGTGCCGGAGTCAACAGCTTCGTCAGCGGCTGATCACGGTCCAATTTCCATGCTGTAGGAGGTATGGAGACAGTGCTCGATGCGAGTGATCGTTGGCAATGTTGAACACGACGTGAAGGTTGCGGCCTGCATGTCGGTTCCAAGACTGGGCTTCCAGGACAACTTCTTCTGCGCCTTCTCGGCATTCAGTCCCCACGGTGTGAATATCACCAAGGGGACTGGTGCTTTTTGGGACCAGACGATGACCAGGATCCTGTCCGACCTCTCGAAGGAAGAGGCCGGAAACGATTTCGTGGTCACGATGGACTACGACAGCGTCTTCGAGCCGGACTGCCTGACCAGGCTCTTCTCGGCGATGCTGATCAGCGGCGTCGATGCGATCGCCCCGCTTCAGACGAAGAGGGACGACAAGACGTTGATGTTCACGCCGGCAGGCATGACGGGGAACGGCCCGACGGAGATCACGCTCGATCCGGAGTGGTTCTCGAAGCAGGCCCAGCCGGTCGACACGGCCCACTTCGGCCTGACCATCATCCGCACGGCGGCCCTGCGGCGGATGAAGAAGCCGTGGTTCATCGGAGTGCCGAACGAAGAGAACGACTGGGGCGAAGGCCGCGTCGATCCTGACATTTACTTTTGGAAAAAGTTCCGCGAGGCAGGCAACACCGCAGCGGTGTGTCCGCAGGTTTCGATCGGTCATGCGGAACTCGTGATCACCTGGCCAGACCAGAAGCTCCAGGCGATCCATCAGTACCCGACTCACTTCTGGAACGACGGCGGACGGAGACCACCGGAGGCGTGGGGATCCGAAGACCATTCGAGGAAGAGCGGCAATGGTTGACAAAGTCAAGATGCTGAAGGACTGGGGCTGGAACAAGGCCGGAGACGTCGTCGAGATCTTCTCGCCGATGGCTCGACAGTGGGTGTTCGACGGCATCGCCGAGTACGTGAAGGCCAGCCGCTCCGAGCAGAACGTCGTCGAGGCCGCCGTGGCCCCGACCGCGAGCGTGGAGTACGCGACAGAGCAGAACAGGGGCAAGCGACGTTGAGCCGCGCCTACAGGTACTACGAAATCACCCAGCGAGGGAACCTCCGGTACCGGTCATTGACCCGGGCGGCCGGCCCCCTGGTTGAGCCCGTGTCGGTGTCGGAGGCGAAACAGCACCTCCGCATCGACCGCGACTTCAACGATGACGATTCGTACATCCAGGGCCTGATCACTGCCTCGCGGTTCTATGCAGAGACCTACTGCGACCGCACTTTCGTCCGGTCTCAGTGGCGGATGGCTCTCGACGTATTCCCCCCGTGGGACATCGAGCTGCCGCGTCCTCCGATCTACCCGGGCGACACGCCGGTGGTGACGTACATCCCGTCCAACGCCGTCTACGAGCCGATCCCGTACGACAACTTCAGGATCGATCGCGACTCTACGCCGCCGTGCATTCGGCCGCAGTGGAACCTGTACTGGCCCTCGGCGAGAGGTGCCGAGAACGACGTGATCGTGACCTGGTGGGCCGGCTACGGCGACGGCGCCGACAGCACGCCGCAGCCGGTGAAGAACGCGATGATGTTCATGCTGGCTCATTGGTACGGCACACGCGAGGCGGTCGTCCAGGGGGCGATGAACCCGGTGCCGATGGCGGTCAACCTGATGCTCGGGACGATCTCCTGGGGGCAGTACCGGTGAACTTCAGGGCCGGAGAGTGCCGCGAGTCAATTCGCATCGAGCAGCCGGTCAAGTCGACGAACGCCTACGGCGAGGTGACCCAGACCTGGGCCACATTCTGCACGCGGTGGGCCAAGATCGAGGGCAAGCAGCTCGACGAGTACGTCAACGGCGAGCGTGTCCGCACGGTCGGGACCCACATGGTGTCGTTCCGTCCGTTCACGAACGGCCTCACCAACGACATGCGAATCGTCTGGGTCAGCCGATCCCCGAGCCGGACGCTCGACGTCGTGAACATCACGGAGATCGGCAACCGCGAGGGGCACAAGCTCACCTGCAAGGAGCAGTCCTCGTGATCACGATCAGGCTCGAAGGCGTCGACGAGGTCTCTGAGTCCGTGCTGGCCATCGCCGAAAAGATGGGCATCGCCAGGTCTCTGGAGGCGGTCGCCGAGCGGTTCGAGGACAGGCTCCGCGCAGCCACGCCGGTCGGCTTCAGCGGAGACCTCCCGTCGTCGGTCATGTCGTTCCCGAACGACGACGCGATCTCCGTCGGCTACGAGAAAGGCGTCGAGACGGCCGGCCCGAAGAGCGTTCTTCGCCCCGAGCCACCGACGCGAAGAAGCGTCCTCTTTTCGGCCCAGTCGAAGAGGAAGCGGTGGATCACCGCCGGCGAACTTGAAGTGATCATGGAGGAAACCGCCGAGTCGTTCTCGGGCGAGGTCCTCGAAATGATGTCGAAGGGAACTCGCGATGTCGGCGTCTCCTGAAATCCTCATCCGCGACAGGGTCGCGTCGGCCGCGCCGACCGCCGGTGTCTACCCGGTCATGGCCGTCCAGAACGCTCCGTTCCCGCTGATTGTCTATCGCCGCACCGGCACCAGGCGGGAGAAGGGGCTCGGGGGCACGTTCCCCGTCCCCGTCGGCACGTTTGCTGTCGCGATCGTGTCGGAGTCTTACTTCGAGTGCAAGGACCTGGCCACCGCTGTCAGGGGATCGCTCAACAACTTTACGGGTGAGGGCGGAGGGGCGAAAATCATTACATCGGCCCTAGCGTCAGAGAGCGACAGTATGGAGCCTCCGCTCGAAGGTCGTGGCAAACCGCTTTACCGAGTCGACCAGGTGTACGAGATCAGATTTCAGGAATAGTCCTAGGAGGGACTGACACATGCCTTACGAACCGTCGCAGGGGATCAAGTTCGCGTTTGGTGGGACCGTCTTCACCTGCATGTCCATCCAGGCGTCCAAGAAAACGCCCGAGATCGACGTCACGGGGCTGGAGTCGCCGAACGGTTCGTACCGCTCGTACCGCCTCGGGCCGATCCGCGATGGAGACGAGCTGTCGATCGACTTCATGGGGCTCACGCTCCCGCAGATGACCGCGACCGGCCAGATCACCTGGACGATCGACGGCAGCGGCTCGAACGCCGCGTTCACGGCGGGCCTCCCCACGGCGGCTCTCTGCACGTCGGCTCAGGTCTCGGCCAAGGTCGGCGAGCTGATCTCCGGCAACGCGACGTTCCGGCTCACCCTCAACTGACACATGCCATTCATCGAGCCCCGCCCGAGCACTGTAAGACTTTTGTGGGGCTCGATTGAACTCCAGGCAACTGGAATGCAGTACAGCCGGTCCGCCGCAGGCGAAGTCGACATCACGTCGATGGGCATTGTCGGTGGGTCGGCTGAGACTGTCGTGCAAGACGATTTCGATTCCGGTCACGTCATGGTCGTCAAAAGCATCGACTACGGCGTTCTGGACCCGGG